CGACGATACTGTAAGAAATCTCTGTCCTCTGCTAGTTCACACCAGTCTTTTGTATGTGGATATGTAGCATCATAATTATCATAGAATGCTCCTGTTCCTCTGCATGGATCGAGAATTAATCCTGTAGGTTTATAATGTTGTATAATATCTTTTGCAAGATACTCTGGGGTCATGACAATATCCTTGTCAGGAGTGTTTTTAGGTGGACAAAATGCTCTCATAATAATATTATAACACCGTTGTCAATCGTGTGGGTGCTTTAATCTCTCCTCAACCCAATGATCTTCGTTTTGTATGTTTGCTGCTTTAACATATCGTAGGATATGTTCATCAATCTGTTTGTAGATAGGATGTAAATCCAAATCCATATTAATATCATGTGCTATCTGCGTTACCTGTGACTCTGTGAAGCAATGGTCAGGGTGTAGTAGATCGCAGCATGGAACTCTTTTTTCTATGAGTTCATTAAGATTCATACGAATCTCATAGTCTCTGTATACTGGCATGGTATCGTTCTTTATATTTAATTATAACACATATATTACCAATCGTCACCCCAATCTGGTTCTTCTTCATCTTCCCACATTATATTGTATGACTCTGCATCTTCTAAATCAAAATGATTAATGTCCCATTGTAACATCTTGTATCCCTCTAAACTACTGAATGATATGGTGCTGTCTCCCTCATTCATAGCAAATCCACGTTTTAACCACTCTGTTAATTCATGATCAGGATATGCTGCTATCATCATGTCTAGCAACTCCTCAAACTTATCACGATTAAGATGTTTATATTCATTCCATGGGTAGTCCTTGTGATCTTGCCACACTGGTTTATGTCCATCATAGAACATTGTCATCTATCAAATACCTCGATGTGTTTTGTGATCCATTGTCCACCATAGTTTAGCACAGCTTCTTCCATAGTGAAAGGTTCCTCTGTATATTCTATCAGATAACCTTTGTTTTGGAAAGTCACTGTTATTGGATCGTTACTTGATCTAAAAATAGATCCTTCACGATGTTCTTTCTTACCATATACACAATTTTCTGTAGGTATGAGATATGAATTATCATACATGGGTTGGAACATAGTCTGTTTGTTTATAACATGCACAAAACGTCGTAAACATGGGATCTTTCCTGCATCAGGGTCGATACCAACACAGAGAGCACCTCCACCATCGGTCAATGATGTAAACCTAGTCATTCCAGACACACGAAAACTCAGGTTAGCACCTGGTCTAAACCTGAGATATTGTGGATATCTTGCTGTTTCACTCATCCACATGCCTTTAGTAAACACTAAGCATCTACTATGTGCATAGAAACGTTTTAAGTAATCAATAGGAAATGTTCCCTGTTGATCACTCCATGTGTCTTTTAGTATTGATATATGTTCGTCTTTGATATAATATTTGTGCTCTTCTGGGTCATCACCAAAAAATTTAAACCCTTGTTTGCATCCTTTATGATATAAGACAGTCAAATGATCTAATTGATCATTGATTGTGTAGTCATTCTTCATCTAGTCACGATTTCAATAAGTCCGTCCTCTATTTGATTTAACCAGTCTGTAGTAAATTGTCCTACATCTGGTTCACCCATAGTAAATTCTACTATGACTGTAGGTTTATCAACTGTTATTTGTATTGTAGTAGGGTCTGATATTGGAAATGGATAATGTTGTCTCAATAAAGTTTTATGATACCAACAATCATGCATTGGTACCAGTATACTACCAATACCCTGCGGTGTAAAGCTATCATTCTCTTTTATGAAATGTATCTTCCTACCTGTAGAGATCTTACTGTCAAATCCAGAACATGCTACAACTCCTCCTCCCTCCATAGATGTCAACCTATTTAAGCCAGGAAATCTAAAGTTTGTATGTGCACCATTATGATATATTATAGAATATCCTGCGGGTTTTAGTGAACAACTCTTCCATGTGCTACCAAATGATACTGTTCTATAATGAACTTGATATGTCTGTCCACACTCCCGTATAATATCTTCATACCCTGCGACCTTCCCGTTAGGATTGTTCTTGATATGCTCTGTTACAATATTATCAGTAGAATCTAGTATGATTTCTTTTGTAGGATCAGGATCATTACCAAATATTTTTTTACCTTGTTTTGCAAATTTGCATGAGTATACTGTTACACCGAACTGTGATATACTTTGTCCAAATGAATATTGAGATATTCTCGCGTCTTGTGTAGTAGCAAGTTCTTGCATATTAGTCCTCTGCTAGTTCAGCACTAAGTGCCTCAAACTGCTCGTCAAAGTCATCTTCACTGAATATATTGACGATCTGTGCTGCAGATAATACAGGATCCACATGAGTTTCATCTTTAATTGCTTGATTCTGTCTATGCTTCATCAATGCTACCATATCTATTGACTGCTCAACACCCATCATTTGTGCTAAGACTTGTTTACTATCATCCATATTACACTCTGCTAATCTTGAACGCTCGACAGCATTATATACGTATTGTGCAATTTGAAATCTTATAGGTTCCTCATGGTCTGGTTTCATTGAATCTAAATCCATGTATAGAGGACCGTACCACTCATCATTGTTAAGTGTACCATCATTATAGAATACTTGGAACTCCCCTGTATCAATGTCGTAATTTTTTACGACAAAAGTTGGTGCTACCTCTGCATCTAATCTAAATTGTGGGTCTATGTCTTGTAGTGACATGATAATTTCTCCTAAGTTAGTTTATTAAGGTTCCACGGACGTCGCCATCACCGTTACCCCAAGCATTTATTTGCTCTCTGTAACCCCATCCATCAACGCCAATTCCCTTGGTTCCTCTGGTTCCTCCTACATTATCCTGTGGATTGCTACCATCATTACCAAGACCGCCACCGTTTCCACCAGATTTGGCAGATCCTGGACCTCCTGCACCACCTTGTCCACCGCCATTTATTTGACCGTTTTGTGCACCATTACCACCATTAGCACCGCCAGGATAACCAGCTCCACCGCCACCTCCACCACCAACGGTGTTGTTAGTGACATCATATTGATTGGTGCACTGATTGCCTTTCATACAGTTATTTGTTTCCTGTATCTGTTGAGTAACTGTGCCATTGGCACCTCCTGCACCTCCACCACCTCCTCCTGAGATAGTGCCACCATTATCAAGAATAAAGGGAGTTCTAGTATATAGTGCTCTTCCTCCGTTTCCTCCGTTGGATGTTCCACCTTGTCCTGCAAAACCACCACTACCACCAGCTCCTATTAGTTTAGCACCACCCTCTAATCTAAGATAAACTCTAGAGTCACTACTAAAATTACCAAGATCTACTCGTTGACGTTGTATATTACCAGTAATAGTAAGTAAACCTTTAATTTTATTACCACCATAGAAATTAGATATCCACAGTGCTAAATCAAAATTACCAGTGCTGTTACTGTTTAAATCATGTTTGAATAAGTAGTGCTCACCTTCATGAACAAGGTGCCACGTGCCACCAGACTTAACATGAACTTCCTTGGCTTCATACCATGTGCCACCATCATTTATGTTAACATCTTCTACATACTGCCAGTCATTATTGTGCTTGATGCGTAAGTGTTTACCAAGTGCATCCCTAACATTAGTTCCTGCATTTGTTGTAGTATAAGGTACTGCCATAATTTAAAGATTAGATTTTATAATGGATGTCTCCATTGCTTCCACCACTAGGACCGCCAGTGTTAACTGTTCTTGTACCATATGCGTTTTGAGTATCGTCTCCAAATGTTGATGCGGTAATAGTGCCAACATTAATATTTAACCCACTAAGTAAGTTGGTGCTAGGATTATACAACAAGTGACCATCATCAGAATCAATATATTGTCTGTTATATCCAGAATTATTTTGTGCTGAGAATGTCAATTGATAGGAAGAGTTTGTGTTACTCTCATCTATATTGATGTTGTCTGCATTAGTTGCAGTTCCAGACGTATTCTGGTTACCACCAGTATTAACGCCAGGTAAATCAATGTCAGCAGTTCCGTTGAATGACACACCACCAATACTTCTAGAAGTCTGTAATTGTGTTGCAGATCCTGCGTTACCAGATATGTTACCAGTAACGTCACCAGTCAATGTAGCAGTAATATTAGTTACATTCAAAGTATCGCTACTAGGATTGTAAGTTATTGATGCATCAGTCTTAAGTGCTTCAGCAGTATTTGATACGTTATTACTATCTACAAATGTTAGGTAATGAGTTGAGTTTGCAGAAGATGATTGTGTTTTAATTTGAGTTGCACTATCTGCGTTACCAGTTAAAGATGTTGCAGTTAATGATCCATTAATACTCAAATCTCCTTGAATTACAGTATTACCTGTAGCAGATGCGACTGTAAATTTATCAGTTCCACCAGATGTTCTAACTGCAAAGTTAGCATCAACATCTACCGTATCATTAAACTCAGATGTGCCTGTGACTGTCAAATTACCACCAAGTTCAGTAGCACCTGTTCCTGTAACTCTTAATGTACCAGTTGATTGTATATCAATACCTAGTCCGTTTAGAAGTTGTAAGTCTCCTGCACCATCAGTCCATGTAGATCCAGTTGCACTACCACCAGTAATGTTTAAATTACCAGTGTCAGACAATCCAAATTTTGCCCATGCTGCACCAGTCCAATACCATCCAAGATAACTTCCTGCTGTTATGCTTCCTTTTAGTGATATGTCTCCTGTGTTTGCAGCTTGTGATGTGCCTGGCGTTGAAGTTACTACGTCAAACTTCTTGGTTGCTTGGTTATTTGCTGCTTCACCTTTGATTGTCATATCGGCAGCTTCTAAACCTTTAGTTACTGTGACATCTTCATTAACTTCAACACTACCTTTGAATACA